CCTGTTGTTCCGCCAAACTACTGAAAGTTCGTGCCGTTCTGCGATTTGGGTCGTATGCCTGAGCAGCCCCCAGCAGGCCACCGATGCCCTGCCCAAGCACCGGCATTGCGCGACCCAGCACGTTCTGCGCTTCTTGGAACTGCGGGGCGGTCTGCACCGCGCCTGCGGCCAGCGCGCCGCGCTGCGTCAGATCCATGCCCTGCGTCAGGCCCTGCGCACCGGCTTGCACGTAGGGCTCGAAGGCGCCGATGCCCTGTCGGGCCAGATCCATCGCCTGCTGCTCGGCTGGAGACAGTCCCGCTGCCTCGACGGCCGGCAGCATCATCGGCTCGTTGTAAAGCCGCTGGGCCTCCTGCAGGAGGCCCAGCTTATAGGCTTCGACTTCAGGCGCTTCGCGCTGAATTACTGTTTGAGTTGAAATGTCATTAGCCATTCTGGCGACCCTCTAATTTCTTCATCAGGGCGTACATTTTCTTGGCACCAGCGCGCCGAGATCCGTTGCCCATGCCGCGTACGGCCTTGGCAGTGAACACGAATTCGCCATCCGACAGCATCGCCGGGATGCTGTCCGAGGTCCCCGTGCCGGGGCCATTGATCGGGCCCGTCTTACGCGGGAAGTGCTTGTCCATGGAGCCGCCCTTGGCGGCCCTGCGGGGCGGGGCATAGAAGGTGTACGGGTTGTAAACCTCGGGCGTTGCGGTGGTCTGCACGCCGCCAAAATTGAGCCCGTAGCGCTGCGGTTCGGTCTCCAACAACCGCTGCCCGGGGCTGATGCCGCGCGCAAAGTCCTCGAAGCCCTCTGGAACTGTCTGCTGCTCCTCTTCGCCCGCGCCTGCCAGCGCCATGATCCCAAGACCTGCCCCGACCGCTGGAAGGAAGTTGGAGACAGCGCCAGCTGTGTTAGCAGCTATTGCCGCGTCTTTTGCAGCAGTGGCCTGCCTGAGAATCTGTTCAGAGCTGGCCCCCAAGGCTCTGCCCCTTGTAACAGCATCGGCAAAGGCTTTCTCCCCTGCGATGGCCGCATTTTGACGGCTTGCAGCGTCCCTTTCTAGGGGATTAAACGCCTTGTTGAGTCCCTCTACAAAACCAATCTGATCATTGGGCGTGAATGCCCCCTTGAGGTTTTGCATGAAGCCGGGCGCTGGGGTTTGCGCTGCCAGTGTTGCTGTTTGCCGCTGGGCTGCGGCCAAGCCCTCGGGGCTGGTCATGAATCCGGTGCTGGCAGGGGCCGGGGCAGTCATGCTGGGCATGCTGGGCGCTGCAGGGGCCGCTGGAGCGGCTACCCCGCCTTCGAGCGGAGTCCTTGTGATGCCCTCTGCGGTACTGACGGTGGCAGGGCGCGTCGTGGCGCCCTCTGCACCCGGGGCCGGGGCATTGAAGCGGTTCATGGCGCCTTTTGCGACGCCTGCAGTCACGCCACCGATGGCGCCCGCCTTCAGAGCGTCCTTCAGATTACCGCCAGCGAGCAGGGTAGTCCCGGCGCCACTGACAAAGCCGCTGATGCCCGCTGCAACTGCACCTCCTGCCGAGGCGCCCAGCATGCTGGCGGCGGCAGGACCGGCCAGCATGAACAGTGCGGTGCCCACCACAATCTTGCCGATCGTGCTGCTGGCAAACTTCTTCACCGCCTTGCCGATCTTCTTGAATACCTTCTTCAGGAAAAACTCAGGCGCGCCTGTCTGAGGGTTGATCGTGCCGCTGCCGCCGTAGCGACGCAGGATCTGGGCCTCAATGGGGCTGATGTGGGCAATCATGGTGTCGCCGTAGCGACCAGCCGCCGCCATCTCGCGGGCCATCGGCTTCAGGCTGGCAATGCCACCTCGGGCGAAGCCCTGCGGAGGGGCCATGGTCCCCGGACCACGGAGCTCGTCCAGCGCCATGTTGAGCGCGGCGAACATGCCGGCATCGAAGGCCTCGGGCAGCAGCTCTTCGTCCACGCCCATGGCCAGATATTTCTGGCGAATGGCAGGATAGTCTCCCGGAGCGGCAAGGACCTCATCGACCATCGTATTGAGCATGTCGATGACCTCGGGCGCCACGTCCAGATCCGCCAGCTCGCGCCGGAATTCAGCGACGGCAACGGGATCCGCCTGCTCGGCGGTGGCGAGCAGCTCGCGGTTCACCTCGGTTGGCGAGATCTGCTGGCGCATCTGCTCGAAAGCAGCCAGCTGGTCCATGGAAGGTTCGGCGGGGGCCATTTCGGGGGCGCCCATGCCCGGCATCATAGGATCGGCCATGAAGAATTCCTAAGTGTAGTTTAGGGCCTCACAGGGCCGCATGCGCAAGGCATGGATTACGGTAATTATCAAGCGTTTATCAGGATCTGTCCACTTCGAGATAGCTTAGATAGAAGTGACAGTCCGAAAGAAGCGACTCCACAGTCAATTCGTCACCCGCAAGCAGCACACAGGGCACGCCATTAAAAACGTCAAACGTCGTATTTGGGGGTACGGCATACGCCTTGAGCAGGAAATGCTCGGTTGCGCTCCCGGAGTCGTACTGGGAAACAGTGATCGTGGTCCGCGTGGCGTTGGCATTGGTCACTCGCAGGGACCGCAGGACGCCTGTGGTTGCGGCGGGCACCACATACAAGTCGGTTTCGGTTGCAGCCGAGGGAATGATGTTTTTGCGCAGATACTTGTTAGCCATGTTTTACACCAATGACGACACATATTGCATCGTAACAATTGCAGAGGGGGTTGCAGGGCGCGTCGGAGAAGTTGCCGTCGGCAAATGCTCCAGTCGAATTTTGACGTCTGTGACGTGCCACATGATCTCAATAAAGTCTCCCGGATCCATGTCCACGAAGAAGTTCAGCGCCGCGATCAAGTGCCCATCCACCCCGCCATGACTGTTGGGAATCGAGAACCGGCTGTTGCTATTCGCGATGTTCGTCCCGTTCTTCTTGAACCAGATGTCCGCGTCGTGAATTTGCGTGTCAGTGTTAGTGAACTGGATACTGAACTGCATGTTGTAGATGCCCGCGTAGTCAGTGGTAATTTTTGACGGAAGCGCGCCGGTGATCGTGGTGCTTACCACCTCTTGCGAGGTGTCAACAGTGTACGTGCCGGTGCCCCCACTGCCTGTGCCGTAGGCCGTGATCCGCGTGCCTGCGGTCACGCCAGTGCCCGTGAGCTGCATGCCAAGCTCAATCGTGCCAGAGGCGACTGCCGTCACGTTGAGCACAGTGCCCGCCCCGGGCGGCGTGCCATCGTCAATCGTGCCGGTAAACACTGCCGTTCGGTCGGCAATAAAAATGCCGTTGGTAAAATCGGTCGTGCCTAGGCGCACCGCGTAGGCAGAAGTGGTCGAGCCTGCAATCTGGTCAGTATCGTCCTGAAACGCACCGTAGGGCAGCAGGATCCCCTGCGTCCCGGACTGCCCTGCGCGGCCCACGGTGCCATCAAACCACGACTGCGCCCCCGCAGTGTCCTGATCCACCACAGAGCCGTAGCTGCTGTTAAGCAGCAGAATCACCTGCTCCAGTGAGCGCACCAGCTGGTTGAACTGCTCCGGGCTGTAGGCCGCCGAGGCGTTGGGCAGGCGGACGTTGTTGATCTTGCTCATCGCAGACCATCCGGCTGGATATCGACGCGCAGCGTCCCGAAGCGCCAGAACGAATTCAGCTCGTCGTTCTCAATGCGCAGAGATATCTGCCTGCCTCGCGCGCGGGTGTCCACTTTGTCCGTGGTCGGCGTGATGACATACGGGTCCAAGGAGCTTGGGCTGGCAGTGGCCTGCGGGTACGGGCGCAACAGGAGCCTCACCGTCAGGTCGCCCACTTGGTTCTTGAAGTCCGGAATGAAGCGCTTCATGTACAGCATGTTGTCGCCGTCGCCGATGTCAAAGTAGCCAGACACAAGGTAGTTGGGCATCGAAACGCCGTTGTCGTTATTGCCAGACTCCTGCTGGTACACAATCGCCCGGCCGGCGGTCAGGCCGTAGATGGTGCTGATCGTGCTCTGCGTGCCTTCCGGATAGAACTTCGTGGCCACCGGCTTGGGGTACGCGCTCAGATCCACCCACGCCGTTCGGGCCATGCTGCCAATCGACCAGACGTTTTCGAGGTAATTGAAGCTCACGTAGCGGTCGATGTAGTCGCTGGTGAACGAACAGTACCACCACGTCACCTCGTTGAACTGGCTGTTCAGGCCCACGTGGACCTTGGTCTTCTGGACCTGATTCAGGTCCTTGAACACGTAGTCCTGCACCGTGCAGGCGAGCTTCTTGACAGTACCGTCGAACACGTAGAAGGCCTCGGTGCCCATCCAGAACGCCACGCCGTTGACATCCACAGCCGCGTGGGGCCCGATGCAGCCGCAGTTGGCGCCCAGCTGTTGGAAGCCAAAGGTGAACGGCGGACCAAGGAACTGCTGGCCGTGCAGGGAGGTGTCGGTGAAAATCAGGATCTGGCCGCGCGAGCGCACTGCCGTGACGATCTCGTTGCCGTCCGTGAGCCGTTGACCGCCGGCCGTGTTGGTCGCGCTCTCGACGAACTGGGTGATGTCCTCTTGATTGGAGAACCGGACGAACATCGGATCCTGTGACGACGGCGTGCCGATGACGGACTCCGTGCCGAAGCAGACAAGGTGTCTGTCCGGCGTGGAGATCAGGGCGTACTTGCTCTTCGTCGGCGCACCGGAGAGCACAACAGCGCGAGTGGCATTGCCTGCAGACAGGTCCCAGTAATACGCCGGGCCGTCCACCAGCTGGCACACAACGTCCTCGCCGTAGTTGTCCAGCTGCCAGACGCGAGAGTCCAAGGCCGTGGTGGAACCTGCTGGGCGGGGCGTGCCCCACGTGCTCTGGCCCCAAGTGCCGGTGCCCCAGCCGAAGTCGAAGTAGTTGACATCGGATCCGATGGAGATCTGATAGGCGCCGACGACAGAAGCGCCGCCGTTGCCGGAATCGCTGGCGTTGGCCGCCACGGGCGCCGTGATGGTGTAGGCATTGGCGCTGACAATAGAGGTGATTTCGTACTCAGCGTTCAGGATGGCAGCGGTGATGTTGCCACCCAGCGATACCGCCCCGCTGAAGGTAACGAAATCGCCCAACTTGGCCCCATGGGAGGTGTCAGTCACCGTGATGATGGCCGAGCCGTTGGTCGCGGCGAAGGTGACGGCGCCCGCAGTGGTGGTGTCTCGGAGCGGAGTAACGTCAAACCACAAGGCGCCCGTGGAAACGTAGAGCTTTTTGGTGGTGCCCACCATGACGTAGGGAATGCCAGACAGGCTCGTCCACGTGAAGATGTCGCTGGGCATGCCCACGAGGTAGGTATCTTGGCCCTCGAAGCCTTCCCAGCCGCCGATCTTCTCCGGCAAGCCGTAGCGGAAACGGATATTGTCCCCGTCCGTGTAGCCGCCTTCGGCACCGTATTCGGTGTTCTGCTTGTCGATGCCCGGCTTGATGTTGAGGCGAAAATAGGCCATTGGTGGTTAACCCTCAGATAAGAACAGCGCCCGTTCCGCTTCTCTGCGCCTTTCGAGCCCCTTCAAAACAACGCCATTTGACTTACGCCACTTCAGAAACTCGTCTGCCGCGCCAGAGTAGTCCCCGCGATTGTACTTCATCCGTAGCGTAGACGCCTGCAAGTTGCCTAGTCCGATGTTAAAAGAAAGGCTAACCAGTGCTGCAAGGTGAGGCTCGCTATCAGCAGCAGCAGGACATAATCGTAGTACTCCAGTCTTAAATTTAAGTAAATCCGTCTGAAGTAACGCATCAATTTCGTCAGCATCCCACACCCGGTTATGTTCTGTCTTGAGTGGATAGGAGGGTCTTTCGTCGGCTTTGAGCCTCGCTTGCTCCGGGTACAAAACATGGCCGTAACCGACCGTCCACAGCTTCGCTGGGCACAAATAGGGGGTGTTATGAC